TTCATTTGCGTGTGATTCTTCCATAACTGCTTTAATTTCACTTTCAATTTCCTTGATTTTTTCTTTGTAACCAGAGGCAATATCTTTGAAATCTTTTTTTACAAACAATAACTTGTCTGTCAACTCATATACTTTTTTTTCTGCTTCTTGTTTTGTCATATCATTATTAAATAGTATCAAACTTGACAAAATATTTATTATATATGATAAAATTGAAGTCCATTGTTAAAGAAATCTTTGACGCAAATTTATTGGAAAATAATGTTGAAATAACAATCTATTGCGATATGGACGGAGTACTATGTGACTTTGAAAAACAATTTGAAAAGTTAACAAATACTACACCAAAAGAATTTGAAGCGTCAAATGGTACAAAAGAATTTTGGAATGTAATAATAAAAGAAAAAGAAGAATTCTGGTCAAATATGCCACCAATGCCAGAATTTGATTATTTCAAAAAAGAAGTAAATTCAATCACAACAGATGGTAGATTTAATCTAAAATTCTTAACAAGTACAAGCGCAGGACAAATACTACGAAACTACCCCCGTCAAGAAGCTATAGACTATATAAAAAATATAGAATTTGGTAAACGATCCTGGTTAAGAACACATTGGACTGGACCTGTATCTATTATATTCAGCGATTCAGGTAAAAGTAAAGCCAAACACGCAACTGCAAATAGTATCTTAATAGACGATCTATCACCCAATGTAGAAGCATTTATTGCTGCAGGTGGTAATGGTATCATTTTCACAGACGCACATCAAGCCATAGATGAACTAAAGGCCAAAATAAAAATATGAAGGTAAGACTCTACAACGATACACTAAATCCAGTTATCTGGGATAATTTTAAATTAAACCCGGAAATTAAAGAAAAACTACTGCAAATAGGCAAAGACTTCTACGCAGATACAGAAACTGATGCGCCTTTAAAAGATATACTGTTCGTGGGTAGCTTAGCAAATTATAACTGGTCAGATACAAGTGACTTTGATGTACATGTTGTTATAAACTTCAAAGATGTAGACGAAAATGTAGAACTTGTTGAAAAATTAGTTAATGCGCTTAAATCAAAATGGAATGATGATCATGATATACATGTAAAACAACACAATGTTGAAGTTTATATTCAAGATGTTACTAAAGAAAATAGATCAACAGGTGTGTATTCACTTATGCAAGATAAATGGCTAAGTGAACCAAAAAAAGAAAATATTAAAATTGATAAAGAAAAAATTCAAGAAAAATATAATGATACAGTTAGAAAAATAAATTCTGCTATTAAAGCGCAAAATATTGAGAAGCTTAAATCAATTGTTAAAGATGTTTATGATATGCGCCAAGCAGGTTTAGATAAATCAGGAGAATTAAGCACTGAAAACTTAGTATTTAAAATCTTAAGAAACAGGAATTATATAGAAAAATTAAAATCAGCAATTAATAACTTATATGATAATTCGCAAAGTTTAAACAATTAAAAGCGCATCAAGCGCTATGCTTAAGCAAATTATACAAATAGTTGAAAATTTGTCAACCTATTTTAATTTATTATTATATTTATATCTAAAGGAATAAACAATTATGGCAGACCTACTAAATAGCAACGAGATCTTCTTTACAACATTTGAACCAAAAGTTAAAAACAGGTTCATTTTATATTGTGACGGTATCCCAAGTTTCTTAATTAAGAAATGCAAGAGACCATCCCCAAAAAGCGAAAAGAAGACTCTTGACCACATCAACGTCCAACGATACTATAAAGGTAAAACCACCTGGGATGATATAACAATTGAACTATATGATCCAATCGTACCATCTGGTGCGCAAGCAGTTATGGAGTGGATTCGTCTTGGTCACGAATCTGTTACTGGGCGTGATGGTTATAGTGATTTTTATAAGAAAGATTTGACTATCAATGTTCTTGGACCTGTTGGTGATAAAGTAGAAGAATGGACACTTAAAGGTGCGTTTATCACTAGTGCAGATTTCGGTGAATTGGATTGGTCTGACAGTGGTGAAGCTATGACAATTGGTTTAACTTTAAGCGTAGATTATTGTATATTGCAGTATTGATTCAAATTATATTCTTTTTATCCCTCTAACTAAAATTAGAGGGATTTTTTATTTTATACAAGGATATTTATTGTATATGAAGAAACATGTAGCATTTGCATTTGGTAGATTTAATCCTCCTACGGTAGGACATAAAAAGTTAATTGATACTGTAGTTGACGCATCAGATGGTGGTGATTTTTATATTTTTACAAGTCAATCACAGGATCCTGATAAAAATCCATTGGATTATCAAACCAAGGTCAACTTTTTAAAGAAACTATTTCCTGATATACAAGATAAAATTGTATATGATGTATCAATTAAAAATGTTTTACAAGCCGCAGATAAATTAAAGGCAAATGGTTATACTGATGCAACATTTGTGTGTGGTAGTGATAGAGTTCCAGAATTTACTAAACTATTGAACACATGGAATGGTATGGATAAAACACCTAGATTTGGTGTTTTAAATATCATTAGTAGTGGTGAAAGAGAAGATGGTATGGAAGGAGTGGGAGGAGTTAGTGCTAGTATGGCAAGAGAATTTGTAAAGAATAACGATTTTGAATCATTTAAGGGTACTGTTCCAAATAATCCACAATTAGCAAAAGAATTATTTGATGCGGTTAAACAAGGTATGGCAACATCCAAAAAAAAAATAAAGGAATGTATTATACAACTTATCAATGAAATATTGAATGAAAATGAGTCTGATGTTAAACAAGCAGTTAAAAAAACTAATGATGCTTTACTCGCACAAAGACAAATAGAATTATCATCTGCAAAAGATAAAGAAAAAGAAGTAAGTGCAAGACAAAGAATGGCATCTTCACCTGAAGAAAAAAAGAAAGTGGATGACGAATTGAAAACCGCAAAAGAAACTGTAAAGTCAAAAACAGATTTATTGAAAGCAGCACAACAACAATCTCAATCGTCTTAAATTAAATAAATTAAAAATTATAACTTTATACTATATATTGGTATACTGAAAGTTATAATTTATGGACGACTATACAATTCCTATTACAAAACCAGCTAGTCAATTTGCTGGAAATGTTTCTCAACCAAAACAAGAAACAATATTTCCTACTGAAGTAATTGACTTACCAAGCAAAGGATTTTTCTATAAGGATAACGATCCATTATCATCTGGTAAAGTAGAATTGAAGATGATGACTGCAAAAGAAGAAGATATTCTTACCAGTGAAAATCTAATAAAAAAAGGTATTGTTTTGGATAAACTACTTGAATCATTGATTGTTGATAAATCAATTAAGGTAGAAAATATACTAATAGGTGATAAAAACGCATTGTATGTTGCTGCAAGACGATTGGCATATGGTGATAATTATGGACCTGTAGGAGTGACATGTAAAAGTTGTAGGGAAGAATCAAAAGTAGAAATTAATTTATCTGAATTAAAAGATAAAGAATATGATTTTAGTAAATATACAAATGGTGAAAATTCTTTAGACTTTACATTGCCATATTCAAAAAATGTAATTACTATTAAATTGGCTACTTCATTAGAAGAACAAAATATTGAAAATGAATTAAAGTCTATTTCTAAATTGAATAAAAATGGACAAAGTGCGGAAATCACAACTAGATTAAAACACGTAATTATATCTATTGACGGTAATACTGATAAAGCATTTATTAGAAAGTTTGTTGATAATGAGTTTTTATCGAGGGACAGTATTGAATTAAGAAAGTTTATTAGACAAAATTCTCCTGATTTGGATATGACTTTTAACTTTACTTGTAGTCATTGTAACTTTGAAGATAGATCGGAGGTGCCGATGACGGTACAATTTTTTTGGCCTAACAACTGAATATAAGATATTTGTTCATAAACAGATATTTGAATTGGGTTATTATTCCAACGGAACATTTAATCAAAACATTGGATATAATCTACCAGTGTTTTTACGGAATTTTTATTATAAATTATTGGCTGATACAAAACAAAAAGAATCTGACGCAATGGATAAATCAAATTCAAAGGATTCTCCGAAAACAATTAAAAGATAACTTAAAGTTGATATTTTATATATTTATTGTTATATAAAATATGGCAACGTCTCCGACAAATCCAGGAACAATAACTCAAAGTGATATTGATACACTAGAACAAGGTATGAAAGACCTAACTAGTTTAGGTCAACAACTTAAAAATTCATTCAGAGATATCAATAGAGAAACAGACGTACTTGGTAAAGGTTTTAAAGATTTAATTACTAGTGCTCAAAATAATAATGATTTGGCATCTAAATATTTAATTTCACAAAAATTACAAGAAGCAACACAAAATAGAATCAATGAAATTAAATCAAAATCATCATTTTTGGATAAAGTAGGACTTGATTTTAAACGTGAAGAAACTCAATTACAGGCTGCAATTGCTTCCGCTCAAATTAAAGCTTTAAATTCACAGTTTTCTACGCAGAATATTAACAAGGCGGAAAGAGAAAGAGCAATAGACGCATTAAGAATACAAAATGTTTTACGTGAAGCTGAATTAGACTATTTTACAACAACTAAGGATTTAAACAGTAAAGTTCTTGCAGATTTAAATGCGCAATTAGATACAATTGAAGGATTTGCTCCTAACTTACAACAGAGTAATACATTTGCAAGACAAATGAAGAATATTTTTGGTGATACTCTTGGCATTATGGGCGATTTTGGTAAAATTTTATCAGGCACAATCCCAACTTACAAAGATATTATTGAAAAGGGTGTAAAAATGTTTTTTGAATTTGACAAAGCAGGATTTACTCTT